GTTGCGGGTGTACATCTTCTTGCTCATGGACATGTGAGTTCCTTTCAGTTTTCGATCTGCTTGAAGATCGCGCCCAGATCGAACGGCGCTTCTGCTGCGACCTTGTGGGGTGCGCTGCATTTGAGGTAGCCCATATCACGAGTGGTCTGGGTGGTCAAGACGGGTTTGCCGTCCTTGCGCGTGGCCCACCAGACATTGTTCATGTAACGGGCGACGATGTTGGGAAGCTGCTGACCGAGGAAGGAGGGATAGGCGCGCATCACTCCCCCGGTCTTCTTGTTCTCGATGAGACGGATGTGGGAGATCATGATGATGTGGAACTTGTAGCGGTCCGAGGTCAGGCGTGCAACCTGATTCTCGAAGCGCTTCGACATCACGCCCCACAGGGACTGGTCGAACCCAGCCTTGTCGTCCGCCACGTTGTTCTCCTTGAGGACCGTGGCCATGCACGTGTCGTTCCAGAAGGTGGCGCTATCGATGACGAGGACAGTGTTGCTATCCCACGTGGTGAGGTCGCCGAAGTCTTCCTCGGGGAGCTTCCACTGCGTGGTGATGGCGATGGACTTCTTCCACGACTCCGGGTCCTTGGTGGGGATGGAGTAGTAGGAGATGTTGTCCGCCTTGCCCTTCTGAAGGTATGCGTTGAGGATCGCGAGGTTGTTGTCGAGATCGACGATGCGCACCTTGTAGTCGGAGTTGGCGAGGGTGGCGAGGAGGCCGGTCTTACCGGCGCCCGGGTCGCCCACGAGGAGCAGCTTTACGCGGCGCTGGTTGGGATGCTGGGAGAAGGAAGGCATTTCATTTTCCTTTTGGAAGTTTCAACATGGAGGGATCTACGAAGACCCTGCTACCATTTGGGACTTCGATGTGACAATAGAGATCTGTGTCATAGTCATACTCGTCGGCAGGATCTCCACCTTCCCACGGTGTGACCATGCGGTACTCCAAGATTGTCACTGGAGTTCCTTTGCGTATCGTGACGTCGGTGGGGATGTACTGACGTATATCTTTTTGTTCCCGTATGGTAATCTTGTGGGTGAGTATTGCTGAGATGGGGAACTCGCCTTTGCTGAGAAGTTCTTCAAGGGTTTTCATCGGGAGTATCCCATTCGATTTCATAAACATAAGCCCACGACATCGTGCCGTCGGGCAGGATGATGTCGTAGGTGGGGACTAGCATGTCGGGACGAGGGTGGTCAACAGTCTTGACGGGGGTGCCCGCTGGGAACTTGTTGATGGTGGTCTTGAGAGTGGGCATCAACGGATCCTGATGAGAAGGTCGATGGTGGCCGCCGCCAGCAGCACGATGTTGCAGAGGAGAAGGGCGGGCAGCAGGACGTCGGGGTCAGAAATTGCACGCCACGCCCGCTTCGCAGAGGACGCTGCGACTCTGATGGACTTCCGCGCCCCATCGAGAAGCAAACTCGGAAGACATTGGAGATGATACCACACGGTGGATTCCCTTCGAGATTATGCTGAGGGCACAGCCACAGCATGGTGGGTGGGTGACGTAGAGGGTGGATCCTGCCGTGGGGAAGGCAGCGTTGTCAAGCACGTTGCGCTCGGCATGGATCATGTACCTCAGCTTGGCCTCGCGAGTGTGCAAGCGGAAGAGGCTGTCGGTTACGTTGGGCGGGAACCCATTGTAGCCGAGAGCCACTTGCCGCTTGTCCGTACCCACGAGGACGGCGCCAACCTTGGTGCTGGGATCCTTGCTCCACTGGGAGACATGGTGGGCCAGCTCCAAGAAGCGGGCGTCCCAGTTCATGCGGTGCGCCACACGCGGATGCCCTGCACGCCATCCTGTTCCCACTGGCGGGACTCGAAGGTGCGCCGCAGCTTGCGCGAGTTGCGCAGGATGAGGCTTCCGAGTTTGCGCCGGGACTTGGGGATGAAGAAGGACTCGCCCACTTCGAGGTGCTTGAAGGGGTAGAGGATGGGGCGCCCCACCTTGGAGGCGGGCATCGGGATGTTGTTGTCGACGGGGATCATGGCAGGTCCTTTTCGTAGGTGACGCCGAGGAACTCCTCGGCAGCGGTGACGAGGTTGGTGAAGAGAGTGGCGAACTCCAACGCGGTTTCTTCGTCGGAGGTCTTCACTTCTAGGCGGGAGGTGACGACGGCGTCAACCATGAAATGGTTGAGGGCCTCGACTTGGGTGGCGATATCTACGGGGTTCATTTCTTCTTCCTGTTGAGGTGCTGGACAATGAGGTCGGCGATCTCGTCGCGGAGGGTGGTGCTGCACTCCACCTCGACGATGATCATGAGTTGCTTGGAGCCCCGAAAGATGGAGCCCCCGATGGTGGTGTGCTTCTTCGGCATGGGATGAAGTCCTCGTATCTGAGGGATCCCATTCGCATTGCGAGATGCTGCTCGGGATCCTTGGGGTAGGTGGGACGAAGGCGTGTCTTGTAGATTGCTATGCGGGTATGGGACCTCGGGCTCCGCACCAACGCGACGGTGTCGAGCTGGCGCAGGCGGATGAGGGCTGCGATGGTGGAGACCACCTCCTTTCGGGTGAGTTGGGGGTACTGCTTGAGCAGGCTATCGATGGTGAACTCGGTCGGCTGCGTGAGGATGGCGGCGCGTGCCAGCTTATTCTTGATCATGCCGGTCCTTTGCCCACTGCGGGCAGAAGGGGGCGGCACTGCAGTACTCGGCGCAACGCAGGTAGTGGCCGGGCCGCTTCTCCACGTAGAGGTAGCGGGCGTCGGTGGCGCTGGCGATGAAGGAGGTGGCCGCCTCCTCTGAGTCGAAGAGCTTCACGGCGTTCTTGCGCCCGTTCTTCATGACGGCGAACTTAGGGGGGCGGTGCCAGCGCTCCTCGTCGGTGCAGGGCTGGGGGTTGTCATGCTCCTTGACGCGCTGGGAGATGCGCTCCTCGGCCTCACTGGGGGACCAGAGGGGGACGTCCACCACCTGCACCATGATGTCGGGGTAGTCGATGTTGCGGGTGTTGAACTTGGCCCAGTCGCGCAGCACTGCCACAACTTGGAGGGCCTTGATGTCTTGGCCGTGCTCCCGGAGGAGGAAGGCGTAGGTGTTGAGCTGCTGCTCCCACTCGGCCTCGCCCTTCTGGTGGTTGAAGCGGGAGACGCTGGAGACCTTGTAGTCTTGGATGGTGTTGGAGGCCACGACGAAGCGGTCGAACTGGCCCGAGAGGTTCTTGCCCTCGACGTGGGTGAAGAGCCGCTTCTCGACGACGGCCTCGGGGTCGCGCTTCGAGACGTACTCGTGGAGAGCCTTGCCGAGGAGGGTGCCCAGCATCTCGCTGGCATCGACTTCCATTTCGTCACGGTGCTGGCGGGTGAGGGCCACCATCTGCGTGGGCTTCCAGAGGGAAGAGGCAGTGATGTCGGCGCCGCCATCGTCGTAGTCGTCGTTGGCGATGGCATGGTAGATGGGGAGGGGGAGGTTCTTGTTATTGGTGATCTTCATCGGACTTCCTTTGGATGACTAGGGTGTACCCGTTGACTTCCAAGAGGGCTTGGAAATCGAGGAGGTTGGGAGTGCGTTGTCCCCGCAACCATTTGCGCAGGGTCTGGCGATGTATACCGGCGCGGCGGCAGGTGTCAATGAGGAAGGCGGCGTCGGGGCGCAGGAGTTCGCCGAGTTGGCGCACGAGGGGATCGACGTTGGGGGATGCCCCTATGTAGTTGGCCTTGCCTGCGGCGAGCATCGCCTTTTCTTGGCGGGCATGTTGGGATTGCTGCATCATGTGAGGGTGATCCCGGCGAGGTTGCAAGCTTCGATGAACTCCTCGGCATCCCGCAGGTAGAAGTCTTTCTCCTCGGGGGACAGGAGGTTCCAGTCCTTGTGGGGGAACTGGACGCGGGCGAGGGCGATTGCTATGCGTTCAGCTTTCCCCACTGGGTTCCTCCACCTTGGGCGCGCGGACCTTGCGGTGCTGCGCGAGGTTGGCTTCGATCTTCTTTGCGATAGCATCGTAGTCCTCCGGGGTGAGTTCCTCGACGTCGAGATGGAAGAGTTCCTTGGTCAATGGAGCTTCTCCTTTTCCTTGAATTGGGAGATGGTCTGGTTGAGGTCGATTGCTATGGCCTCGATGAACTCGTCCCATTTCTCGCTGGGGGCGTGGGTGACGAGGTCGGTGGCCAGCATCCTCACGTAGAAATTGAGGCGGAAGGCGAAGGAGTCGGAGCCCGACCATCCCTTCGTGTGCCTGTATATCTTCTTGATGAGGTCGATGCCAAGCTGCGTGGCAAAGTCGTCGTCGCTCATGGCTTGCCCTCCAGCGCCGCGCGGCGGGCTTGATCGAACTCGACCAGAAGCTCCAGCGCCCAAGTTGTTTGCGGGTGGAGGGGGAAGGAGATTTGGCAACCCACGCTAACGAAAGCTACCCTCGCTGCCCTGTCTCCGCTGGGGTAAACAACCACGCGCCGCAGAACATCGCGCAGCTTCTCGATCTCCTCGCGCAGATCATCGATCTCTTCCTGCATTCGGGCTTGGATCATGCCATTGGATACCATACCGGATTGATGATCGGGATGCTCGTCGCATCTCTCAACCCACGTCTTGATGTAGCTCATGGCAGGGACTCCCAGATGGCGCAGGCCCACATGATTATGTAGGCGGTGATGGTGAGGGTGATGACATGGGTGGTGGTCATATGCCACCCTTCTCTCGCAGGGCATGGACCTGATCGTAGCCCAGTTCGTGGACCAAGTCGTGGGCCATGTTGAGGATACCCTTGAAGTCTCGTCGGTGATGGTGGTGCCGTTGCCACCCTCGTTGCTCTCCACATCGATGATTATACGCAGGGCCTCAAGGTACTTGACGATTCCCCTGAGTGTGGATTCTTGGCTCTTCTCCACGGTGCTGAGGGATTCTTGGGCGCGCTGTTGCTCCTCGGTGGCGTCCTCTTGGGCGAAGTAGGCTTGCTCGGGGCTCATGATACGCATGGGGATGTCCTCAGAAGGGGGGATCGAAGAGGTCGCCAGCATCGTGGCGCTGGCGATAGGTGTGGGCGATGGCACGGTAACGGTGGGCGAGGGAGAGGTTGCCCTCCCACTCGGCGTCAGCCGCTAGGCGGAAGAACTTGCACGCCATCTGGATTGTCGTTGGGGGAGGGGGTTGGGACATGGTGGGGTCCTCTAGAGGGGGAATCCCCCCGCCCCTTGGGAGGGGAAGGGGGACCCGGGTTTCAGAAGGGGCACTCTTCGGAGGTGTTGTGGTAGACCCCGGTGTCGAAGGGGGTGGGGTTCTGCACCTCACGGAGGACGTGAAGGCGGGACACCCGCACCTTGGTGTTGTGGTAGTCGATGGGGACGGAGACGACGTCGGCGGGGTTGACCCGGCAGACGAGGGTGCGCTGCCCACCGAACTCGCGGAGGTACTCGTAGCTGCACACGTGGAGACCGTGAGAGCAGGTGCTCTCGGGGTCGTCGTCCACCAAGGAGCGGTGCATGGAATGGGTGGAGCCCACGGTGTAGCGGTTGGACTTGCCG